TAGATGCTTTTTTTATTGGATAACTTGCTTCAATATTTGGAAATGTTGCCATTATGCCAATAAACCTCCCGGCCGTTTTTGATTAATTAATTCTGATTGTATAGCAACTGAGATTAAACGACCAAGTTCTTTACCGCCATCTTCATCACCTTCCACAGTTGAGCCAGAAGCATCTACATTTACAACTATATTTGTTGATCCTCCTCCTTGTGACATAACTCCAAGTTTTCCATCTCTACCACGCTTGAGAGGCATAATGGCTTCTGCCCCAGCCTCTCCCATAAGTCCCATTCCATTCTTCATGGGAAAAATTGTGGGCTTATTAACTATGCCTCCCATTGCATACGGAACAATTTTATTTTTAGCAAATACATTACCCATTGCACTAGGCACTACTTCTCCTCCACTTATTACATTTCCATTTGCACTACTTGTAAGACCTAAAGCATTTGTTATTGGATTTGCAATAAATTTCATAAATGCAGCCCTAACTATAATTTTCTGCAATTCCTTAATTGCACTTCTAGCTAAATCAGCAAAACCCCTCTTGCCTTCTACAAAGAAATCAGCAAAAGCATTTGCGAGCTTATTAGTAACATCTAGCGCAAGTTCTCCAACTTTTGTTTTCAAATCTGTAGTATCATCAACGAGCTTTTGGAATTTTTCTGATAATTTACCTGCTTCTGGGTTTGCATTTTTTAATTTTTCAGTAATACTCTCGATTGTTAAACCTAAAGTATTTGCTTCTTCTCCTATTTCTTTATATATTTCTTTTGCTCTTATAGTAATTTCTAAATTTTTAATTTCTTTATCTCCTACCAAACCAAGTTCGTTTTTAATTTTTTCAAGATTTAGAAGTTTTTGATCGTCACTTGTAGGATCTTCAAATTTACTCGTTGCACCATTCGCACCTTGATTTAAGAAATCTAACCTTTCACCTTGTATAAAGCTGAACTGATCTCTTTTATCAGCTTTCAACATACTTATATCAAATACACCTGTTTTTGCAAATCTCCTTTTACCTGTCTTGCTCATCGCATCTCGACCTCCAACCTGCTCTAAAGCAAATGCTTCTGCCATAGCCTCATTACTTTCTTTGCGAGTTCCTCTGAAGAATTTAATAACTGCCGTTAAAGCATCAGCCATACCTGCAATAAATTTTTGAATCATTGCTCCAACAGGAACAAACAAATCTCCAAATTCTTTTTGTAATGCTTGTAAAGAAACAGCCATTCTTTGACCAGCATCAACCGATGAATTTGCCATCTCTTCAGCAGCAGCAGCATGATCTTCGCTAAGTTTGACAACAAACTTCATAACGTCATTAAGACCTACAGTTCCATCTCTCAAATCTTTTTGTAGTTCTGGTAGTGATCTGCCTGTTGCGTTTGCAAATTTCACAACGGCTCCCGGTAATCTTTCACCCAACTGGCCTTGTAATTCTTCAGCCGACACCTTACCTTTACCGAAAATCTGCGACATGGCTCGAATAGCAGATTGTACGTCTTCAGCATCCCCACCAGTTGCTTTAATAGCTTCTGATACACCTTTAAATACTTTCTCAGCGTCATCAACATTACCGCCAGCACCAATAACAGATGCAGATAACGTGGTGAATTGTTTTGTAGCTGCTCCTAGAGGTACATTTAATCTTCTTGAAGTTGTAGAGATAACTTTTTGTGCTTTCTCAAATTCAGCTTGTGTTTTGGTGACACCTTTTAATGCTATTTCTAGTTTCTGTATTTGCGCTGAATATTGAGCAGCAGCTTTCGCAGCCTTAATTGTTTCAACACTTAGACCAGCAGCAGCACCAATAGCAGCACCCACCGGCCCACCAACTGCTGCCCCTGCCAAGCCCATTGAGCCAACAGCCCCTAAACTGCCAGCAGCACCAGATCCAGCTATTGCGCCAAGTGCTGCTTTTTGACCAACACCCATATTTTGTGCAGAACCAACAATCCTATCTCGTATTTTCCCAAACCTACCTCTAGTGTCCATAACCGGCCCAATAGGTGATGCGTACTGCGTACTCGGCTGTATGCTTAAACTTGCATTTAATTTATTTATCTCTGCTGTAAAACGACTATATGATGCACCACCTTTATCAACTTGATCTCTTAAAACCTTAAAGGCTGCAATTTGATCTCTTATAATTTTATTGCTTCTAGCTAATCCACCATTGAAGCTTTTAGCTCTTTTATCTACTCGTAAAATACTTGCAACTGTATCGTTTAAACTTTTCTTATTTAAAACAAGAGTTTTGTTTATTCTGCCAAAAGTAGCATTTAACTTTTTTAGCTCATCATTCCCAAAAGTCTTTATACTAATTTTTACTGTATTAGTCTCAGTCGCCATCTATTACTGCTCCTTACTATTGAGTTTTTTAACAGCAACAGCTTCCATTAGTTGTAAACCAGCGAGCATTTCTTGTCGGTTATCTACATGATAGATGTCAAACAGACCTCCATCAAGTAATAATACCTCATATTTTAATCCTACTACACCTCCAAAAGATGTGTTCCATTGTGTTTGACAACGAAGGAACATATTAACAATCTCCCAATTCTCATCAAAAACTTCAAAATCATCTTCTTCTTTTGGTTGCTCCTCGATTTTTAGACCAAACGCAGCAGCGTCTTTTTGTGTCTCATCTATAACTTGTTTGCCACCCGAAGCCCAATATAAGGCAGCATCAGTTAGTTTCCCGATTGTGCGTTTGCGTAGAAAGATTTGAAAGCATCTAATACACCAGCAACGAAATCAGTATCTTCTGCAAAACTTTTTAATTCTGCTTTTGAAAATTGAATTGGTGTGCCATCTTCTTCGTTTAAATCTTCCCAACCGACTAAAACTTTTTCCAAAGCTTTGAACTCGCTTTCCTCATTAAAATTATTTAATTCGGTTCTTGATAAACGTCTAAACTTGCCAACAAATTCACTTGTTTCAAATTCACCAATATTAGTCTCAGAAGGTGTTTTAACTTGAACAGGCCAAGAATACACCTTAGTTTTTTTTCTAACAAATGCCATAAATTAAAATATATACTTCTTTACTCTACCTCAGTAGTCAATACTTACTAAGTAAAGACTAAACTCATTTCGTCATTAGCTGAAGTTGGTACAAGTGTGTATGGAATTTCTAACATAGTTACTCCATCAGCCTCACCATAAGCGACATCTCCAATATCAACCTTTGTGCTTGTAAACCTAACAATATTACCAGCAGTTCCTCCATGAGTAACTGTGAAGTTTCCAAGAGATGTATCGGTTAAAGCCGCAGCGAAGAAATCTTTAGACGATAAAGCTGGTGCTTCTATTGTTATAGAACCATTAGCTGCTCTATCAGTTAATAAGACCTCTTTTGTACCACCAACAAGCTCTCTATACACAATCTCGTTTCCAACATCCATTGAGAAGTTCATTAATGCACCAGCAAAGGATAATAACTGGAAGCTACTTGTGTTTCCGTTTTTAAATATTAATGGTGTTGCCTGATTACCATAAGTAACTGCTGGTAATGCTGTATCTGTTGGGGCATTATAGATTCCAGTAAAAGTGAAATCTATTGACGGAACTTCGCCCACGGATGCTGAGATCGCAAAAGTCCCTCGACACCCTGTAACAATATGCCTTACACCGTCTACGTTGTAGTGAATAGTTACAGAAGAAAAATTAGCTGAGATAGGCTCATAGGTAACACTAGTTCCAGAAGCAATAGTTTCTGAAAACCCACAGGCTTTAAGCGCACTTCCGTATCGGGGGGCGGTTCCGGCTGCGCCAGATCCAGCAAGTTCAACGCTAAACGTACATTCAACTCTAGTGTTTGCCAGTAGTTGCTCAGAAGCTCCTAAATACGGTCTGACAACATCTCTGTTTACCACATCACTTGATTGTGGTGTAATGCTTAAATCTCTTACAAGAACAACGTCTGTTGCTGAAGGAGTAGGGTCAGTTCCATAAGAACTTTCTGCCTCAATTAGAATTACTCTCTTCCTTGTCAGTTGTGCCATCTTTAATTACCTCAGTAGGGGGTTCAGCTTGTTTAGTTTGTTGGACTAGCTTACGTTTGCCAGTTTTAGGGTTCAGTATGTAAGTACCGCCCTCATTTGGAATTTCATTTACCATATTAAACAATCAGGGTTGTTAGGCTTGCATTTACATAATAGATCATGTTGACAAATCGTTATAAGAACTTCTGTAATCAACTTCATATTCACAGGATACAATCCCTGCTGGTTGATCTCCTTCTACGACATCAAAGGTAACTGTAAGTGGTCTTACATCAATCGCAAGTCCTCCTACAGTTGGATCACTAACGACTTTTGTGTGTAAACTTTCAATCGTTGGATCTGCTGTAGTATCAGGTGTTTGTGATCGAACAATAACAACAATTCTTATTCTTAGAGTCCAATCAAGTTTCAAATACGTTGCGCTGTTAACAGTAGGCTCGTCAGTAACAAATTCAAGAACCAAACTAGGTGATTCTGCCCTAGTCATAGGTTCTACCCTACTTCTATAAATACGATCTCCTACTCCTGTTGTGTTAGCGAGATTGTTTTTTATAGCTGCTAGGATTTGTTCTCTTTTACTAGCCATGTCACACCTTCATTAAAGAAACTATACATAAACTACCATCGTCTATTTTTCTGACACTTCTTACTTTATAACTTACTGAATCAACTGTTAGCGTGGAGTTGTACAAAACTGCACCTAAATCAGAGGTTTTAGCTGTTAACTGATAATCAGTTGTTAAAACACGATCATCAGCTACTATCTCATCTGGTTGATCTAGTATTCCTTTATAAGTAGTGCCACTATAAACAACGGTATCTGTGAAGTCAGCAAAATATGTATCTAGATCTTCAGTAAATGCCATAGTAAAAAGCCCTCATCAGAGGGCTATATTTTTATCCGTACTTTTTAAGACCAACTAAGTTGATACTAAAAGTGAATGATGGGGATGATCCGCCGATTGTTTGTACAATCTTAATGAAACGCTTTGCTGAATCTTTATTGATTGCAAGTGTTTGCATTGAAGCAGAACCAGTTACTTGAGTAAAAGTAGCACCAGATAAATCTGTGTATGTACCACCTGTTTCATCTGATTCAGTTACCTTAATATCTAATGTTGGAGAAGAACCGCTACCAGCAGCACTATCCAAAATTAACATTACATCTCCATCATATTCGAGAAGATCTATTGCACTTGATGTAGCTGTGCTTGTTACAGCAGCAGTAGCAA